ATCTAGTCTGTCGATACTTTCTTGATAAGAAAGTAAGTCATCAGCTATCACAGAAATAGTATCAAGCAAATCACTTACCTCATTCTTCAAAGCAACTCGCTCATCCATGTACAACATTGTTTCTTTTACTTCTGCCATTACGCACCTCCCTGTTTGACTGGATTAGAAAAAATATTACCAGTCATAGTTTGGTTTAGCTGTTTCTTGAACTTGTTTCTACGCTTCAAGCTTTCCTGTACACGCTTTGCTTTTCTGCCACTCAGCAAACCTCTGCCAGTAAATGCTGTCTTTGTAGATGACCCAGCCAATTCTAGATTGGTTTCAATCTGATGCTTGGTAGGTCTCTTAAGAACAAGAACACCGCCATTTTCATACGAAAGATAATAAGGTTTATCTTCCACCTTTTGAGTTTTGAAAAGACTCAAAAACTTTTCATATATTTTTTTCATATGCACCTCGCATTTGAAAGTTAAAAGGAACTGATTTCGGTTCTTTTGAACCAACGCTTACACGCTCTCATATTGAGTCATCAGGGGAAAACACACATTTTCCCTATCAGTTTCCTGAATTCGACCTCCATAGAGGCTCTCTCGCTGGCGAAAAGAGAGGAGGCTAAGGTTTAGTACCACCCTAAAAACCTCCTCTCAGAACGCTCATTGAGATTAACTCATGTAGATAACTTCTCCGAAGCCTGACTTTTCAATCTCTTTACCGCCTCTGTTCTTGCCATCTTGACCATAACTAAAAACATGACAGATTGGAGTATCAAGCAGAGCATCGTGGTTCTTCTCGAAGTATCCCTCTCCATCTGAGAAGTGAACAATCAAATCAATCTCGTCAATGTCTAGGAACTTTGCGACAGCTTTGAAAGGTGCATCGAAGTTAGTCCACCCTGACCCAGCAAAATTGATTTCATCTTTATCAGGCATCTCATCTCCTTGGTCAGTATCATAGACATCGAAGTATTCGCCTTGCTTATTTCTGTAAGCAACACCAGCATACCTATTGACCATGAGTTTCTTGACCTGAAATTCTTCGAGGATAGCGAGAGCCTCAGTAATGAATGAGTCTCTGTCTCCCCAAGTCGAGTCTGAAACATCAACCAGCATCACAACATTTTTGATAGCTGGTTCTCTGTCCTTGCTAGGCATATGGATGCCACGAGCCATGTGTCTGCGATTAGGCATCTTCCAAGTGTTATTGTTCGATTGAACCTGAGTGAACATATCTCTAAACATATCCTCCCAAGGAACAACTTGCTTAACCAACTCAGACTTACGACCTCCAAGGTAATCAACCCCTGAGCCTTCGCCTGAATTAATCATGCCTTGAACTTTCTCTGCCATCATTACCTGAGCATCAAGTTTAGTTATCTGTTCTTGCAACTCATCTTCAGAAAACTGAGAGCCATCTTCTTTTGTCATGTCAAAGACACCGCCAGCCATCTGAGGTAAATCATTCAAGTCAATCTTTCCTGACTCATTGGTCTGAGGAGAACGCTCATCGGACAAACCATTACCAGTAATATTTTCGTCATCACCAGTTTCTGCATCATCGTCTGCATCTCCGCCTGAACCCTGACCTTCGGATTCCTCATCGGATTCCTCATCGCCATCGCCTGAGCCTGAGCCTTGAGTATCCTCTTCGGATTCATCCTGACCCTGACCCTGACCTTCGTTCTCGTCAGAGTCATCGCCCATCTGCTCTTGCATATCATTGATAGCTTCCTGAAGAGCCTCGTCATCGCCAAACAATATGTCGTAGATTTCATCAGCACTCATGACCGAGTAATCTTTGTTGAGATATTTGTCTGAGACCAAACCACCTTGAGGCAACTTCTGACCAAGCTTGTAAATGATATAGCCATTGATTGCATAGTCAGTAGCAATGTTCCAAAGCTTCGGATGTTTGTCTCCTCTTCTAAGATGATGACCCCATACAACATGAAGAGCCTCGTGAACAAGAACACCTTTGATTTCATCCATCGGTAGACCGAGAGCAAAATCAGGATTGTATTTGATTACCTTCCCATCTGTTGCCATCGTGTCAAAGGAACTGTCCTCTTCCAAAGGTAGACTCAAAAGAATTGAAGCAAGACCTGACTCAGAATTCATCAACTTGCTTTTAGCTTTGACCATGACCTCATTGGCAGAGAGGACACCATGCAATGCCCTCTTAGATTTATCGTAGCTACTCATCGTTGCCCTCCGATAATCCAGTACCTGAGAAAATCTTGCCAAGTGTATTTTGATTTAAGCTTGACTTAGCTTTCTCCATGTCAGCCGAGACCTTGGCTCTTTTAGATTTACCAATCTCTCCCTTGTCTCTCAATGAGTCAATGTCATTGACCGAAGCAAGAGAACCAACAATGATGTCGATAGCCTTGTCCAACTCAGCACTCTGATAGATGTTTCTGTTAAGGTCTCTGACCCTCTCAACTTTCTCTTTCAGATTTTTGAACACGCTGTCTTTGAAGAAAGATTTTCCTGACCCATCTTTCTTAAGAGCATCGATGATATTTTGGACAGACTCTTCGAGAGTTTTCTTTTCCTCTTCTAACAAAGACTTGAAGTTAGCTTCGTAGTTAGAGGCAATAGAATTCTCTATCGCTTTCCTCTGCTTCTCAGACAGATTAACCCTTGTGTCATTACTTGTATTGTAAGAAGTAAAAACATCAGGAGTAATTTGGAAATTGAACTTATGCTCAATGTCCTCCCAAGCTTTGTAGTCGCTTTTGTTAGCAAGCTTACCGAGTCTCTTCATGCCTTCGTCAATCATGTCCTCGTAAGTAGTCTGAACAACTTCAACCAGCCTCCAAAACTTCTTGTCGTAAGTTTCAAAACCAGCCATCAAGGAGTCATACTTTTCGTTAGAAACTATCCTCCACTCAGAACCCATCTTGCCACCATCACTCCAAGGATAAGTCAGAGGATAAAGAACTCTATTTCTAAATTCATTTTGAATTTGTCTGAACTCTTTGTTGATGTCACGACCAAAGATTTTTTTATTAACCCCTACCAAGTCATAGTCTGCATTTTTAAGAGCAGACAATTCGATGGTAGCCATATTGTCTTTTTTGATACCACTAATAGCAGACGAATAAAATCTGACCTTAGTGAAAGTATCAGCAAAGACTGTATCTATTTTTTTCTTTTTCATATGCACCTCCGCAAAATAAAAGAAAGTTAAAAAACTGTTTCGGAATTTCATTCCATCATCAGATTGAGTACCACACTCAATTACAGTTTCCAAAAGCTTGTGGGGAAAATATTACTGGTAAATATTTCCCCACACGCCTTCAAGTTAAATCAGCACATCCTTGTTTTTTGAATTGAACACAGAGAAAGTCTTTGTGTTTTTCAAATCAGGAACAGCACCGACAACCGCCCTACCAAAAAATATAGGGAACTCTTTCGATGGAAAAGTGTCCATCCATTTCAGAGCATTGTCGAAGTAAGATGGCTTCAACTTATCGTCTGCATCCTGAATGGCAGAGACCAAAGCAACAGCAGTCGCATATTGTAGACCCAACCCTTCAGGAACATCGACCTCCTTGCCATCGACAATGTCCGCAAGGTTCGGAATATCCTGAGACAGAGTAATGAAATTCATAAACTCTAACCCAGCTTCGATACCGACATTTCCTTGAGCATGAAAAGGCATCAAGTCTTTGTCAGTCTCAACCTTCATGATGTCAGATAACCTTGTCCATGACCTAGGAGATGGTTGAGGATTGCTATCCTTGGCATCGAACTTCCATAACAACTTAGGCATAAAATTTATGAACCCTAAGATTGATGGATGAACACCATTCTCCGAACCCCAAACGAGCCAGTCGTTCACATCGTGTTTGAAGTGATAGACCGAGACTCTGTCAGACATATGTGCTAGCAACTTGTTAGCACCTGACCTATCACTCGCTCTGTTTCCAGCCATGACAATTTGCCAGCCATCAGGCAAATAATATTCGCCCAACTTTTTCTCATTGACCAACTGTCCGAGAAGCTTCTGCATATCTGCTGTCGCTTGTGCGAACTCATCAATGAAAAGTAGACCCTCTCCATTGACTGGAAGATTTCCGAGAAATGCTCTCTTCTGTTCTCCACCTTCAATAAAAGGTAGACCACCCAACTCAATGGTCTCGTACAGACTCGCTCTAAAATCAATGAATCCGAATTCATTTTTCTTAGGCTTGATTGTCTCAACCACTTTTCTATCTCCAGCCAGCACTTCAGCTAACTGAGATACTGTTGCAGATTTACCAACACCAACACCACCCAAGAGCATAGGAACTCTTCCAGCTTTAATGTTGCTTACCATCAGCCTCAACGCTTTAGATGGAGAGGCTTCCATCATTTTATTTTCTTCACTCATATGCACCTCCGCAATTTGTGAAAGTTAAAAGAACTGTTTCGGAACTTTTGTTCCATCATCAGACGAGGCACACACCTCGTGACAGTTTTTGAAAGAGAGGATTGATTGCTCAACCCTCTCCTCAAGATTATCCTTTGTAGAGACTTTCGTTCAGATAGACCGCAGTATCAACATCAGGCTCAAACCACTTATGACCTCCATAAGTCATAGCTGTGTTTTGAAATTTAACCAGCTTCACATTTTTTTGTTCGCCAGTAAATTTGTAGTAGAGAGTCTGTTTGAGACCATCGAAGTATCTACTCCAACCTAAACAACTAAAGCACTCCCTAATATCGTGACCACCATTCACTAATCTCGTGATGGCACTTCTGAGACCAGCCACAGTTTTGTAGCCATTCAGATTGAGACCCAAGTTTCTGTGAGTAGTAATCGCATCCTCGAAAGACTCTCCTTCTCTGATAAGAAATATTCTTTCGTCATCATCGAAAAAGAATTTGTCATAAAACTTGTCAGGATAATTTGACCTAATCCATCTAAGCTTTCCATCCTTTGTGTATCTATTCACTTGACCACCTCCTTTGATGTTGCTTCCCAGTATTGAGAACTGTTTTTAAATTTACGAACAGATTGCTTTCTGCTATCTCTGTTCCCCTTGATATTTCTGATATAGAAATTTTTCATAATGCACCTCTGCAAAATTAAAAGTTAAAAGTATCTGTTTCTGCTTTCGCTTCATTCAGGCAAGGCACACACCTTGCGACAGATATTGCGAGGGATAGCAAAGAGCCATCCCTCACAAAAATTTTTTCTTTAAGGAATTTGTTTTACATAAATGTTTTTTTATTCTCATCTCAGAGTCGGATAGGTCACTTTATGTCTATCCAATCGTCACTCGTTAGTGACCATCATTTACCTTTTGCGACATCTTGTTTCGTGCTAACAAGTGCTAGTCTTGTTTCGCTGTCTGTCCGAGGTGTCCTTACTTTTATGCCTCATCAGCCAGTCTGCGAGTTTTCCTTCCTGAGTTAGAGAGCCAAGGAGAGACTCCACGCTTGCCACCTTCCCTAGGTGTTTTCCGCAAACGGACAAATTAAAAATCTTACTGGTCTGTTATTTGCACCTCCATATTTTTTCCACGACCCAGCGACAGAACTTGTCGCTCTGGAAAATCGTGTATGTCAAAAGTCGTTGTCATATGAACATTCTATCAAATTGACCAGTCAGAGCAAGCACAATGAAAGCTAAAAGCAATACAGCAAACCCTAGGGATTAAAAAATATTACTAGTAAAATTTCCGCATGACGCAATCAAAAAAACCCAACTTAAAAATCGTACCGAACCAAACAGACCTCACACCGAAGCAAAGAAAATTTGTAGACCTAATCATAAAAGGAAAGCACACATACAAGGATGCGTATTGTGAGGTCTATGATGTGAAAATGAAAAAGGATGGCACACCGCCTAAATGGACAGAGACAGAGTCGAGCAAGCTTCTAGCGAACCCTAAGATTGCACTAAGCATACAAAGAGCAATTCAGAAGGTAGAGCAGTCCTCAGTAGCATCCTCAGTCAGAACGAGAGAGTATGTTCTTGAAAGACTAATGAACGAGAGTAAAGAGGCGGATAGTGATGCAAGCAGAGTCAGGGCATTGGAACTCTTAGGAAAGACCATCGGATTATTCACAGACACAGTCGAAGTGAAAGAGACGAGAGATAGCGAAGAGATAGCATCTGATATAGAGGAGAAGATTATCGCTCTATTAGAGGAGACCGCCGAGACCGAATAGTAAGACCCAAAAAAAAAGACCCACCCTTTGATTTTAGAAAGTTAGGAAATTAGTAGACCCCCATCCCCCCTTGCAGACAGATGCACTTGCATAACATACATACATAGTGATTCACACATTTGATGTTGCACTTTCATGTACCCCCCTATTGTATTGCAAAATGATAGCATTTTTTAATCCATATATATAATCGAATGTGGAAACAGGGTAGGAATCCTACACCCCCCATAGTATATATTTTGATTTATATGTTGCTTTTGATGTTAAGACCCTATAATATGGTAAAATCTAGCAGTAGATATACCTACTACTTAGTATATACCCACTCAGTTATATACCCACTAAAGAATTTTTAATTAGTATCTACTAATCTAGTATGTACCTACTATGAATCAAAATGTTTTAAATCAGATAAGGAGTCTTAGTAATTCTCAGAAAGCAGAGCTATTGGATTTGCTTGAGGAATACGAGGATGCGAAGCAGAGAGAGTTATCCCACGATAACTACCTAAACTTTGTACAAGAGATGTGGTCAGCGTTTATTCATGGTAAACATCACGAGATAATGGCTGAGGCTTTCGAGAAGGTCGCTAGAGGCGAGCTAAAGCGTTTAATTATTAATATGCCTCCTAGACATACCAAGAGTGAGTTCGCCTCTTATTTGCTTCCTGCGTGGTTCTTAGGGCGTTCACCTAATAAGAAGATAATCCAGACTGCCCATACTGCAGAATTAGCGGTTGGCTTTGGTAGGAAGGTTAGAAACCTTGTGAACAGCAAAGACTACAAGAAGATATTTCCTGATGTCAGTTTGCAAGCAGATAGTAAAGCTGCTGGTCGTTGGAATACCAATAAAGGTGGCGAATACTTTGCGATAGGTGTAGGCGGTGCGGTGACTGGTAAAGGTGCAGACCTATTGATAATC